GTGAAGTGCGTCCGAGGCCTTGCGACCTCTTTCGCACTTCACTATACAATCAACAGTGGCCCCTTGTCAAGTGATTTGCGAAAATTTTAGTAATTTATTTTTCAAAGGCTGTTCATACAGGCCTCGAACACCTCCGCCGCCGTGTGGAAATTGAATATCTTCCGGGGATAATTATTGATCCATTCCTCCGTTTTTTTCAGAGTAGAGGCCGGAATAGTTGCAAAATCTGTCCCTTTCGGGTGCTTGCGGCGGATCATGCCGTTTTGGCGCTCGTTCGATCCTCTTTCCCATGAGCTATACGGGTGGCAGTAATAGACCGTCGTCCGGGCACCTTTCCGCCGACAAGCCTTTTCCATGCCCGCGCAGTCGGCAAACTCCGGGCCATTGTCTACGGTGATCGACCGAAATACCTTGTAGAAAAGGGCGCCGTATTTGCGCTCGAGCGTGTTTAGGGCCTTTACCACGCTTTCGGTGGTGTTCGTCTTTATCGGGATCATAATTTCATGGCGAGAGAGCCGCTCCGTGAGTACCAGCAAGCGGGGGCGGCTCTTTTGTATGCCCTGTACGGTGTCCATTTCCCAATGTCCGAAAGTCTCCCGGGAGTTGATCTCCTCCGGGCGCTGTTCAATGCTCAAGCCTTTAGGGGCCCGGGCCGCACGGACGCGGCGATAACCCCTCTTTTTCGCCGTCTTATGAGGGAGGTCTTTATTCGTCACCTCGAGGAAAAGGCCGAGGTCGATATAGCGGTAGAGAGTGCGGACGGAAATCTCGGTATCGAATACGAGGCCCTTTGCCTTGATCTCGCCGAGAGCGGCCTCCGGCGATCTGTTCCCACCTTTGAGGGCGGCCTCGAGGTAACGGGCGAGGCGGTGATCCTTGCCGATCTTGAGACCCGGCCCCTTGTCCGGGTAGTGATCCTCGTACCGAGCTTGTGCAATATCGGGGATATAGCACTCCCGGTCTATGAGCTCGGTCGTGCGCTGAATACCGAGGCCGCGCTTGATCTCCCGGTAGATCGTGGAGACATGGCGGCCCAACTCGTCGGCGATCCGCTGTTTCGACCACCCATCTTTGAGGCGTGTCTCGATAATAAGGCGCTCTCTCCAAGTCAAGTGCTGGTAGTTTTCTCCCATTTCCAAACCCTCCTGGTAAATCAAAGCCCCGCCGCGGCCATGTAGACCGGGCGGGGCGTGGTTTATTTCTGTAAAAATTCCTCTATCGCTCGTTTGATAATTTGAGCCTGGACGGCCCCCTCAGCGTCGCACTTTTCCCGAAATGCCGCCGCGAGGTCTTTCGGCACACGGACGGAAATCACGTCATAGGCTTTTTGGTTGTATCTCGACTTTACCGCCGTCGAGGTCTTAGTCTTTCTCTTGCTTTCTTCCACGTTTCCGCCTCCTCACGTTGATAACGATAGAGCATACCGCGAGGGTGATACTCACTCCGCACAAAATATAAATGACTGTGTCCATGACGGTTTGACATTGAGCCCGTTTCATGTTACTATGCAAGGGCGAGGGGGATTGCTCCCCCTGCCCTTTACTCGGTGAGCTTTTCTATCAGCAGTAGAACGGCAATCACGAGGTTTAGGATCGCGGTAACAAGGTTTATGTAGCTGTCCGGCTTGGCCTTGTTGCCGCTTTTCTTTTTGCGTTTTTTGCTCAATGCTTTATCCTCCTTTCGCTTATTATAATACCATACTGCTTGCAGTATGTCAATAGTTTTTTTGCAAAAAATATCCGCCTCAGGAAATCAATCCCGGGGCGGGTTTTTGTCTGCACCTATGAGCCAATCGGCGGAGACGTGGAAAATTCTCGTCAGGACGAGGAGCTCGTAATCCGTCACGAGGCGAGAGCCGCTCTCGATCCGACTAACTGCGTCTTGTTCAATGATCGCGCCCTCTGTCTGCATTTTCGCCGCGAGGGCTGTTTGTGATAGGCGGGCCCGGAGGCGTAGCTCCCGGACGCGGTCGCCCGATACGTTCCCCTTGCCCTCAAATTGAAATTTTCTCACTCGCCCGAGTTCCTCCTATGGTAATATCCAATATTCTAATTGACATTAACATATTTTCCTCGGGTTCTTATGGGAATACTCCATAGCTCGAAAAAATAAGGGCCGGAGTTTCCTCCGGCCCGCTCGGGTTATGCTTTCTCTCTGGCCTCGTGGTACATGACGGCCACGATTGCGGCCTTGAGGGTCTCCTTGCGGAGGTTGAGGTCGGTCGCGCATACCTCTTTCGGCGTCCCGCCGTTGACGGCGCCGGAGTCCAGCAAGGCCGCCGCGGCGCCTTTCCAGTATTCCGGGACGTCTTTCAAGTCCTTATAGACAGGGTTTTCCTCGTCGAGGACTTCTTTCACGGTCTGACGGATCAGGGCCTTTAATTCTTCGTTGCTCATGTCGATTTCCTCCTTATAGGTAACGTAGGGGATTTTCCCCCACTTTTTCCACTTCCGGGCGTTGTACCCGGATTTACTTCCGATATTTGCGACGGCGGTAATCTGTACGCCGTTTTTCCATGCGGGCGTACACTCTACCGCGAGCCCGCCGCCGACATAAATTCCGATATGGCCCGTCGTCCACACCGCCGCCCCGGGCGCGATCCCGGAGAAATCGGTCGAGACGCCGGAACAAATCGAGATCATACCGTCCGCCGAAATGTCTGGGCAGGCGCCCGCGAGTACCTGGTTCATGGTCGGATAGGTGGCGCCGCCGTAGGTTCTGGCGCTATCCCCGCTCCACCCCCACAAGATCGCCTTAATGAGGCCCACGCAATCGAAATAAAACGCCTTGGGGTTTCCGGCGTAGCGGCGAGCGGCGTCAATCCACCCCTTTTCTGTATTCTTTGCGTAGGCGTTCGCCGCCCGGGTGAGACTCGCGTCGGTGATCGGCGAGCCGAGGCCGCCCCAAATATACGAGGTCTTATAGTCCCGGGCGATAGAGAGCGCCTTTGCGATAAAGTCGGCCGAGTTCATTTACTTTCCCTCCTCAGTGGTCCGAGTCCCGTCCGTGGTGCTCTGTTCGCGCTGGGTCTGAGTGCCGAAATAGAACGCGATCACGACGGCGTACACGGTCATAAAGTCCTGCGCGATTTTGTTCGTGACGGCGAGGTATGCAAAAACCGCCGTGAGGGTGATCGTGACAATGGATTTCACGGAGAGGAGGTTTGCGATACGCTTGATGATCTTTTCATTCATGGTGTAGTCCTTTCCCCGGGTCAAATCCCGGTGTCCCCTAAATCTTTTGTTGTTGGTTCTTCCTTGTCGTCCTTTTTGAGGACGGTTTTCAGGCATAGCAAGAGGAGCTCGCCGCCGAAAAAGCCGAGGATCACGCCCAGGAGGGCCGCGGGGTCGTTTCCCGTCCTGGACATGATACGGAGCGCGTACCAGCTCGCCCCGGAGGCGGCGGCCACACAATAGGCGATTGTCACCTTTGCGAATAGGTGAGGAATTTTCCCGATCCGCTTCACGAGCCGGGAGAGACGAGAGGGCGTTTTCGCCTCATATTTCCCGCTCATAGCCCCACCCGGGCCAATATGTAGCCCACCACCGCCGCGGTGACGAGGAGGATCACTTTCTCGACGAGGGTTTTCCAGCGGTTCCCCGGCTCCGCTTCGATCTTCTCCACCTTGCCGGAGAGATCGGAGAGGTCGGTTTTAACCTCCTTGATCGCCTCCGTTTGGTGCTTCTGCTCTTTCGCCATAACCTCGACCGAGGTCGCGAGGCGGTTTATTGCCTCCGTGCTTTTCTCGATGTGGTCGAGCCTGTGCGTGTTCGATTTACTGCGGGCCTCCGTCTCGGCCAGCTTTACGGCCATTTCTTCGCCCGTCATGCCGTCACCCCCTCGGCGGTCTTGATCGCCGCTAAAATATCCGCCTTTAGTGTTAAGCCCGTGAGCGCGATCCCGTTCTCTGAGGCGTACTCCTTGAGCTCCGCGACGGTCATAGCGTCCAGGTCTTTAACCTCCGTCCACCCGTAAACCCCGGGCTCCCATACGTTATTGTCGAGATCGGACGTCCATTTCTTTTCAGAGTGGGAGACCTTGGCCCCGGCGCTATATGCGTCATGGGCCCCGATGGGCTGGGCCCACTTCGGCCACTCTTCGGAGGGATCGGCGATCTCGGCCCACAAGCTCGCCGCGGCGTCCGGCGTCCAATTCTCCTGTGAGGTGTGAGCCTGGACGCAACGATAGAGGCGGCCCGCGTGGAGGCGGATCGCTCCGACCTTATATGCAACGGGATAGGCCCATTCGGCAAACTGCGAGGCGTTCTCCGCCGCCGTGGTGTCGTCGATCTGTCCCGCCTCGGCCATAACGGTAAAGACGATAGAGGCGGCCACGGTTGCTTGTGCCATGTCCTCGACCTCCGCCGCGAGCTGTGGCGTGTGATCGGTCTCGACAAGGACGCTCTCGACCTCATACCACCGATAAAAGAGCCCGTCGCCGGACTCCTCGCGGAGGAGATCGCCGACGATCACCTCGTAGACGCTTACCTTGTCCTCCTGGGTCTGCGTGAATGTGACGAGGTCGCCCGTGAGGCCGATCTCGGCGTCGGACTTGATACGGAGATAGCGGAGGCTTTTCCCGTTCCGTCTCGTGGTTCCGATCATGTACTCGAGCATAATATTCTCTCCTTTCGCGACGCCTCCCGGACGACGCTCTTTATTGTTTTCTCGATAGGCCGGACGTGCTTATCGTAGAGGCTCCACCCGGCACAATGCTTTAGCTGTCCCGACCGTGATAAAATTCCCCGTGCCTGGATCGGCGCTATTTTGCGGTGGGCCGCGATCCGTTTCCGGGCCCGGGTGCATTGTCTTTTCAGGCGGAGGAGGTTTTTCTTGCGGATCAGAGTTAGGCCCCGCTTGTAGCGGTAGCCGACCGCGTTCACCATGCGTTTGCGGGTGTTGTAGAGTTGCCAATTCTCCTTTAGGCGGAGGCCCATTCTCCCCAAAAACTCCATGATCGACCGGATCGCCCGATGGAGTTTCTTTTTGTTGTGTCCGAAAATAGTCAGGTTGTCAATATAACGGACGTAATGACGGACGCCGTCTCCGAGCTTTTCCCGGATATAGTGGTCGAGCGGCTCGAGGACTGCGTTCGCGAGCCATTGAGAAATGTAAAACCCGATCTTGATACCGTCCTTGATGATCCGCCAAATGAGGCCGAGAAAAGCCTCGTCCTTGATCTTTCGCCGGAGAAACCGCATAACCTCTCGCGGAGAGAGGGAGGGATAAAATTTCTTTATGTCCAGCTCGGCGGCGTACTTTGTGCCTTTCTGGTCTTTCTCGAGCCACTTCTCAATAGCTTTCCGGGCGCGGTGCGGGCCCCGGCCTGGTATGCTCCCGCAACAATAGAAATCCATTCCGCGCATGAGGACAGGGGCCAGGACTTGAACGATCATGTGGTGAACGTATTGATCCGGCCATAGGGCGGGCTCGTTGATCTCGCGCCATTTCCCCGCCGTGGAGTCGTAGCGAGGAAATGTCCGGGGCTTTTTCGGGTGGAAATCCCGTAGGAGTTCGCAAAGCTCGTCCGCCCGGGCCTCTTTCGTGCTCTCCACCCATTGAGCCGTTTTATTCTTCTTCCGGGGCTCATTTACTGCCTCGATTGCTAAAAGGGCGTTCTCACGGGTGCAAAGTTTCTCCATGAGATACCCGATCCGTTTTGTATTTTTCATGCTGTGGTCGCCTTTCGGACGTAAATAATTTTTCTTATTCACCTCACGGCCTTTCAAATCCATATCGGGCTTACTTGGCCGTGTCCCTGCGGCGAAATTTTCACCGAGCGGTGAGGAAAAGACTACGCGGAGTTTCGGGTATGGAATAAGTAGCCGCGAGCCGAGGTTGGAGTTCGTGTTGGAGGGCGCGTTGTTGCCGTTGAGGTAGAACGGCCCCGCGTTGGTGCCGTTGTTGTAGTTGCCGCCCACATAGAGCCCACGGACGCCGGAGTTATAGTTGCAATAATCCGGGCCCGGAAAACGGAGACCCCGGTCGCATGGCGTAGCCAGTCCCTAAATTGCGAGGTTTTTTATGGGGGTTGCGACCCCCAAACCCCCGGGCGGCTTACGCCGCCGAGGGGAGTTTTTGAAGCCGCGAGCCGAGGTAGGAGTCCGTGTTGGAGGGCGCGACGTTGCCGTTGAGGTAGAACGGCCCCGCGTAGGTGCCGTTGTTGGAGTAGCCGCCCACATAGAGCCCACGGACGCCGGAGTTACAGCTGCAATAATCCGGGACGTATGTCGTGTCGGAGCCGCCGACCGTGTTCGGGTAGATAAAGGAATTATCGGAGGAGTCATGCCCCCACGCCTTGATCCACCCGCCCGAGGTCGCTCGCGTGTTGCTTCTCACGGTGGCGCCTGTGCCGTTGTAGGTGTCAACGAAATTCGCCGGGTTGTTGTAGGTGCAGATATTCGCGCCGGAGAAAATAATTCCGTCGCGCCACTCGAGCACATTTCCCCACCAATTTTCAATATTGCGATACTGGATCGCGACGTTTCCGTCCGTGCCCGCGGCGCGGCCCGTGTGGTAGGTCATGGAGTCGGTTCCGCCCGTATTGATAACGGAGCCGGAGTCCACGTTTCCGCGCCCGATCTTGGTTTGTCCGTTCCAGTTCGCGAACTCGACGAGGTAGAGATACCAAAGTGTGAGTTGCAAGGCGAAATCCGCTTGATAATATCCGGTTCCGAGGGCCTTAATCCCGCTCCTGAACGAGGAGAGGGAGGTATTCACTTTCGGAGACTGGCCCGTCCTGGACTGATAGGAGGAATTGCACTCGTAGCGGCCAATATAGACGACGTCGCGCTCTCCGACGCCGTCGCCGCGGTCTCGGTGGGCCGGGGAGACCTGGAAACCGTCTGTCGCCTGGTCTGCGATCTGCACCTTAAAGGGCGAGTGCGTCACCTTTACCCAAAATTTCGGGATTTTTACGAGGGTGTTATTTCCGTCCGTTACCTTTGTCATGCCCGACCACGGGAGGCAGTTATCAAAGGGAGAGCTCCCGGCCCCGGTTCCCACCGCGGGGACGGGATCAGCAAAGAGGGCCGAGTCGTCCGTCCTGGTGAGGGCCGTCGTGCTCGAGCCGTCCCAGGTGACGCCGTAAATACGGACAAAGGCCGCCGTCACGTTGCAAGTCTTATTCGCGGGGGCGTTGTGGTTGGTGCCCGCAGAGACCTTGATCGTGATAACCGCGGAGCCGCTCTTTTGATTGACGCCGGAAACCGTTACTTTCGTCCCGCTCACGCTGACGGTTGCGACGCTGGTATTACTGGACTCGGCGGAGATCGTACCGTTACCCGCCCGCGTGACGGTGATCGTCCTGGTCGGGTTCGAGCTGTCCAGCGTGAGGGAGGTCGGGGAAATGCTCAGACTGCCCGCGGCCTTGCCGATAGTCCAGTTTACGGACTTCGCCGCCGTGGTTCCGTCGCTCCACTCATAGTTAGAGGTCGGAGTAAAGGTCGCGGCGTAGGTTCCGGCGTTCGTGGCTGACGTCGTCCCGCCGAGCGTCAGTTGTGCCGAATTGTAGTTGTTCCAGTTCGGCGAGAGCGAGGAGCCCGTATAGGTGAGGCTCCCGCTCTGGCTCGGGACTGTGGAGATCACTGCACGGGAGACGGTGACGGGCGTTGTCACCGCCGCCGAGACGCCGTTTTCCGTATATTTCACGGTGACGCTCTGACTCCCGAGGGAGGTAAAGGTCGATGGGCTCGTCGTGTAGCCCGTTACCGCCGCCGTGCTCCCGTCCGTATAGGTGGCCTTTACGACCATTCCCGCCGTGGAAAACGCCTCTCCGTAGCGATACGCCGTCTTTGTGGGCGGCGTGGTGACTGCAATCGAGACGAGTTTCGGGATCACGGTCACGGCCTGGGAGGCTGTGACGCTCTTTCCGCCCTCGGTATATCGGATCGTGACACTCGTCACGCCGTCCAGTAAAGGCCCGCTCGGCTCCACGGCGTAGCCCGTGGCGGCCAGCTTGGCGCCGTTGGAATAGGTCGCCGTTACCACCATTCCCGCGGGGTCGAAACTCTCGCCGGAGAGGTATCTCGTTTTCGTGGGCGGCGTCGTGACGGCAATCGAGACGAGCTTGATCCCACCTCCGCCGCCGACCATGTTATACACGTTTCCCATATTTAACCCTCCACTTTGATTTTCATAATCGAGACCTTGAGGGCCTCGGTCGGTGTTTCTTCACAATGGAATGTGATCTGTCCCTCCGTGGTGACGCTGTCCGCATAGATCACGGCGGAGGTATAGGCGCCGTAGCTGTCCGGGTCGGGGGTGATGATATACCCGTAGCCGGAGACGACGAGGCCCGCGTTCTGCACGGTCTGAGCGCCGTTCGACCACCCGCTCACGGGAAGCGTGACGACGATCTCATTCGCACCCGGGCCCGCGGGGCCCTGTTCGCCTCGGTCGCCCCTGCCGCCCTTGAGCTCCCCGGAGTTATATTTCTCCTGAAATGTCTCGCCGTCGTCAAAGGTGACGCCGTCCGCCTCCGCGGTCTTGGCCGCATCTTTGATATTGTCGATCATGGCCGCGTGATCCGCCGCGGTGTAGTTGCGACCGATCAGCTCACCCGCGTTCCAGGACTTCGCGGAGCCCTCGACGCCGCGGGTGCACCCGGAGAGGGCGTTTGCCGTCTTGGCTGTATAGAGGATCGTCTCGCCGCCCTCGTCGGTGCCGATTGTGGCGTAGTTCGGAGCGTCGGGAAATGCCGAGACGTCCGAGACTTTTATGATGGTGTCCGCCGCGCCGATGGTGTCCGTGAGGGTGGCTTGAGGCGAGAACGGAATACCGTAATACATGGGTTTCATGGGTTGCACCTCCGTCAAACTGTGTTATCGCCGCGGGACTGTATGAAGCCCTGGACGATAAGGTCGATACTGATATAGGCGAGGTCGTCCGGCCTCACCTCGAGCGATAGCCAGCTCCCGCGGGGGATCATGTTGTCCGAGCCTACCAAAAAGGCCGTTATATCGAGCTCGGCATTTCTCCCGGCGAAATCCGCCTTTTTCTCCCCGTTGACGTAGAGGGAAAAATTCTGAGGGTTGCCGTACTCGAAAATACCGGGCGTGATCTTGTGCTCGTGGCCGGGGATCGTGACCTTATGGGAATGGCCGGGGATCGTAATATCGTGCGTATGGGCCGGGATCGTTACCTTGTGGGAGTGATCGTCGATCTCTACCTCGTGGTTGTGCCGCGGGATCGTGATTTCGTGGTCGTGCTCTCCGTGGGAGTGGGCGCCGGACTCGATAAAGGTCGCGTAGCCGTCCGCGATCACGTTCCCGTTGGCGTCCTTTCCGCCGTAAACGGCCAGCTTTACGCGGTCGGGTATGCCGTGGTTATGCTTCGCGGCGTTATACATGGCCGCCTCGGTCGGATAGATGTTTTCGGCGGAAAGAATAACCGCGGTCGCTGTAAGCGTCTTTTTCGCCTCGTAGGTGGTGGAGGTGTACGTCCCGCCGCCCGAGGTGGTCGTCGCGGTGGTTCTGCCGCCCGACGAGCTCGTCCGGGTGTCCTCGTCGCTCGTGCTCGAGGTGATGGTCTTACTCTCCGCCGCCTCCGTGGCCTTGGAGTATGCGCGGAACTTTTTTATACGTACCTTTACGAGAACTTTATTCACGATCCGCATTTCCGATGGGAGAAAGAAATCCATTGTCGCCCCGGAGTCCGGGGCGCTGTTGGCTTGGAGGGCTTGACTGTAAATCTGCGTCGCGCCCTGGGCGTAGGTCTGCTCGATCCGCTGACGATCCGCCATATCGGCCAGAGAGGCCGCGATAGAGGTCTCCCGGTTGGCGACGGTGATCGTGGACTCTTTCAAATCGTCCCGTTTCCTGGTTAGCTCGGTTATGTAGGTATCGACGGAGTCCCCGACCTCCGGGAAGATAATACGGACGCGCTTCCCGATTGCGGCCTTATCATAGTCCGAGGCCGTGAGTTCGTGAAAACCCACGGAGTAGGAAACGAGCGGCTCTTGCAGTTCTGAGAGCATGATCTCCGCCGCCGCCTTGAGGGAGGCCGCGTCCTCATACCGCCGATCTATCCACACCCTTTCAATGATCCCGTACTTGTCCGTGATTTCTTTCGGGCTCTGAATGTACGGGACGCCGTCGTTTACGCCCTTAATATTGAGCTGGTTTATGCCCTCGCCGTAGCCCAGCGGATAAAGCCGGGTAACGATATTCTGAGGATCACGGCCTCGTGTGTAGCTCGTCATATTGTAGCGGCGCCGGACGTACATTTCAGGCCGCCCGGTCGTGACGAGCTTTTTCAGGGAGAGGCGCCACGGGTAAACGGTGGTATCTGTGACGATCATAGGGGACGAGAGCGGAGAGAGGACGGAGAAAAGCGCCGAGAGGAGCGACTCTTGCTCCCACCCGTATTCAAATTGATTTCGGAAATCGCACTCGTCGAGCACCCAATTTTTCACGAGCTGGTGATCCAGGATATAACGGATCACGTCGGCTGTGTAGACGCCCAGGTTTCCGACGACATGGTAGCCGAAAAGGACATTGTCGATCAGTGTCGCGAGGACGTGCTCGCATTGATAGGAAATCCCGCCCGACTCGGAGACGGATAGTGTCTCCGGCATGATCCGATAGAGCTCCCCGCCGTCCGGGCGGACGTAATAGAACGGCTTACAATACTCGTTTTTTGAGTCTCCGTATGGGAGGGAAAAATAGAAATACCACACGGAGTTGATTTTCTGCGACTCGGAGGCCGCGTAGGCGTTCTCAAGGATCGCCACGCGCCGCCGCGTCTTGTCGAATACTTCAATCATAAATATCTCTCCGTATAGATGATCTGTCCCTCGAGATCGCCCCCGGTCGCGCTTTCTACGATCAGGCGGAGGAGCTCTCTCGAGACGTTGATCCAGTCTCCCGACTGAGCATAGAGCACGTTTTCCCCGTCCAGCATGGCGAGGAAAACGTCGCTATCAAGCCGGAGCTCGCCCCCGGGCGGAATGGTGACTTGCATAAGCACGACCTCCGCCGTCTGAGAGGTGGCGTCCATGATCGCCGTGAGAATATCCGCCGCCACAAAGGCGGTGCAAATATTTTTCGAGGCGCTCCCGCTGGCGTTTAGGGCCTCGTAGGCCGCGAGTATTGTCGGGATATGCTTCGATCCCTGCACCGCCGCCGCGAGGCTGTCAGCGGACGCCAGGGCGGCGCGGAGGTTCTTTATTGCCTCCACCTCCGCCGCGAGCCGTTCTGCCGCCGTAAACCGGGCGACAATGTTCGCCGACATTTTCACCGCGGAGGAGAGGGCCTCGGTCGCGCTCATGGTGGAGACGACCGAGATCGTCCCTCGGGTGTAGCCCTGGACGGCGTCGGCGTACCGTTCGCGGACGTCTACGGGGATCGCCACGCCCGCGACGGAGTTCAAAGCCTCGGAGAACGTCTCCGCGATCTCGATTGTTTTCGTCTCGAGATTGACGGAAAATTTCGCGAGGCTATATCTCCTCTCAAACATCAGTTAATCCCCACCTCGATAGCGGCCTCGGCAATCGTCGGCATATATCCTTTCTTGATCTCCACCGACTCGACAAGGGCCTTGATATACACGGGCTCGCCGGACGAGGAGGCCGAGTAGATGGCCGAATGTGTCCAGGTGCCCCACGCCGTAGAGGGACGGTTGAACGAGGTCGCGACGGAGTTCCGGGCGATAATCTGTCCCGAGGTCTGCTCCGCGGGGGCGCCGAACGTGAGCGCGGTGCGGGCGTAGTTGTCGCCGGAGAGCTCGGAGCCGCCCGCCTCCGGCGATCCGTTCCAGAGGGAGAAATAAGGCGCGATCCCCTGGATCGACTGGCCGCGGAGAATGTTCAAAACCTTAGTTTTCCACGCTCTCGAGAGGTTTCCCGTGAGATAGAAAAGGACGTCTCCGGCAAGGAACACGGGAGGCTCGTCGGCGCCGATTACGAGGGGTTCCACGAGCTCGCCGCGGCAAAGCATATTGCCGCCCGCGAGGGAGTCCAAAATACCGACGTGCGTAATGGTGCCCGCCGCGGTGACGGGCGTCGGGAAAGTAATGTCCTCGAGGTTTTGGACGCCGATACCGCCGTTTGTCTCTGCGGGAGAGGAGAAATCAATCTCGATCCGCTTATATCCCGCATAGCTTACCTCCGTACCGCTTGCCCCGTCCTCGCCGGGGTCGTTGAGGTAGAGAGCGAGGTAGACTTTCGCGGGGGCCGCAAAGGTGACGCCGCGGAGGACGTTCAGGACGCCGTTTTCCAGGTAGTCGCAAGCATACATGATTAAACACTCCTTTTTATGGCTGTAATGGTTACGTTTGAAATATCTGTTTCCGACGTGTTGCGGAGCACGATCACGCAAGGGACCTCCGCCGTCCCCTGGTAGTCGATCACGTTCTCGCCGTTCTTGAGCGGCTCGGTGATCGTCTTTCCAAATGCAAAGGGCGGGTTATACGACCATGTGATCGTAAACTCGCCATATTTGAGGTGTTGAGACATGGGCGGCCCGCCCGACAATCTGGCGAGATAATACTTGTCCGGCTCGCGGTCGAAAATCAGTCGCCCGGAGCCTGAGAGCCAGTAGGCAATTTCCCGGCACACCTCCGGGACGGTCTTTCCCTCCGGGCAGACGAACGAGCAAAGGACGCTCTCGGCCCGCTCGTTATAGACCGCTCCGACGTCGTCGTAATAGCCGGAGCGCCCGGGGATCGTGATTTTTCCCTCCCGCTTGGGCGGGAGGAGTGTCCGGCTTTGATCCTGTGTGTAAATGCCGAATTTGCTACTATGGACGCCCTTAAAGGAAAATCCGCTCATAGGCTACCGCCTCCTCTCGATCTTTTTTCCCGCTCCGTCATGTAATAGAGCTCTTTTGCCACGCGCTCGACGTCCTGGTCGTCCCGGACTTCCATTTTCTCGATATGGAATTGATAGGTCGAGCCCCCGCCGCCCACTTTCTCGGTGGCCGCGGCGACGACCGCGGCGGTCTGCCTCTGCTGGGCGGCGACGGCGTCGGCCTCTGTGCCTTTCGGTTGCGCCCGCTCATAGGCCCGGATCGCGGATTTTGCGAGGGACTCATACGTCCGCTCGAGTTGGCTCCGCATATCCTCTCCGCCCTCAATGGCGCCGAGGATCGTATTCCGACCGTCGTCACGGAATACGCGGGACGGGGAATGAATGTCCAGGGTAGATTTATAGGCGTTGTTTGCCGCCCGGGCGAGGGATCGGTAGGTCGATACCAGGGAGGAGCGCATACTTTCGGCGCCCTCGATATAGCCCTCAATGGTGGCGGCGCCCGCGGCCCCGGCCTCTACGGAGATGTCGAGCTCGTCCACGCAATCTTTCATGCGCTTCTCGATGTCAGCCATTTTTTCGGAGAAATCCGTCTCCATTTCGGCGACGGTATCTCCAAAGGCATTTTTACCCTCCTCGACCTTTGCGAGCTGTTCGTTCAGGGCCGCGATCTCGTCCTCGCCGCCCTCGACAATGGCCGCGAGGATCTGAGCGGACTCCTCGGAGCCGTCCGCGAGCTTTTTCACGAGGCCCTCGTCTACGCCGAGTTCCATAGCCTTTTGAATGTTGGCGGCGTAGGTCTCCATATAGGAAACCTGGCCCTTGAGGGTCTCAATCAGGCTATCAATGGAGGTTTTGGCCGTGCCGTCGAGATCATTAAAGAGCCCGAGTTGTCCCTCGATACTCTCGACCGCTTTCGCGTGGCTCTCCTCGTAGGCCGTTTGTAGGGCCTCCATTTCGGAGATCAGTCCATTTACAGTGGAGGTCATTTCCTCGGTGGCCTGGGCGCTTTTTCCCTGCCACGCGCCGAACTCCGCCGACTCCTCCTCGAGGGCGGCAATCTGCGCTTGATTGTCCTCGAGGGCCGTTGTGAGCTCGTCTATGTTGTTTTGGAGCGTCCAGGTATTCCCGGAGCCTGTTTCCTGGGCCTCCGCAAGGGCCGCTTGCGCTTCTTCGAGGCTGGAGGTTATCTCCGCTTGCTCGGTGTAAAGCTCCGAGAGGCGGGCGACCTGGGCCTCGTACTCCTCTTGATCCGCCGCGCGTTCGACCAGGGCGTCGAGGGCCTCGGTCGTCATGTTGATCGAGTCCGTGGCGGCGTCGTAGGCGAGACCGAGGTTCGGAACGTCCTCGTTAAGCTGGGCCACCATTTCGGCGATTGCGGCCTTTTGAGCGGCGGATTTTTCCTCTACCTCGAGGAGGGATTGCAGGGAGTCCACCGTCGCGGCGGTCGTGGCCTGTTCCTCGGCCATAGAGTCGGAGAGTTCCTCATAGGCCGACTTTGTTTCCTGGAGAGACTCGGTAAAGGCCCGCGTCTCCTCGTCTGCATTGTCCAGGGTGAGGATAAAGGTTCCGATAGCGGCCACGAGGGCAGTTACCCCCGCCGCCACCAAAAAAGCCGGATTTGCCGCCATTACGGCGTTAAGTACGCCTTGCGCCACGGCGGCAATACTCGCGGCGTTGGCCGCGAGGGTTACTCCCGCCGCGAGAGTGCCGATCCCGACCGTTGTCGCCGTGATCGCCTTGACGAGCCACGGGTTTTCATTGACGAAATCGGTCGCCCAGGTAAAGGCGTCCGCGCCCACGGAATACAATTTCTCGAGGGCTGGGTTCAGTTGGTCGCCGATGGCGATTTTCAGGTTTTCCGAGGCCGTCGTCATTCGCTGTTGTGCAAATTCCGTTGTATCGGCCATTGTCTCGAAATTCCGCTCGACGGCGCCGGAGCTGTTTTGCATTTTTACGAGGGTATCGTTAAATTTCTCCGATCCCTGGTTGAGGAGCGTTAGGGCGGCCTGTCCGGCTGTGGTAGAGCTCCACAAGTTCGAGAACGCGGTCGAGTTCCCGTCTACGCTGTCCGAGAGGATCGAGATAACGTCGCCCAGGCTTGCGCCGTCCGCCATGAGTTCGGCAAAGGATTTCCCGGTCTGCTCCTCGAGGATCGTCGCGACGGTGCCGCCCTCGGAGGCCAGCTCGTTAAACATGGCGCCGAGGTTCGTCGTCGCTATGGCCGTATTCGTGCCGCTTGCGGTGATAATCGCATAGGAGGCGGAGAGTTGGTCGAGGCTCACGTTATACGCCGCCGCGGTCGGGATCACACGGCCCATAGTGGCCGCGAGCTCGCCGACGCTGGTTTTGCCGAGGTCTTGCGTCTTTACGAGCATGGAGGCGACCTTTTCGGCGTCCGAGCCTGCGAGGCCGTAGGCATTGAGGGCAGTCGTGACGACGTCAACGGCGGTCGCGGACTCCGTAAATCCCGCGACGGATAGCTTTGTCGCGGTAGAGACGAAATCGACCACGTTCGCGGTGTCCACGCCCGCCGACAAGGCTTGATAGGTGGCCTCGGCGAGAGACTCCACCGCGACGCCCGTCTCGCCGGAGAGGCTCACAAGCTGGGCTTTGATCGTGTCCATAGAGACGACGGAGGTATCGGCAAGGGTGGAAACCTTGGCGAGGGCCGTCTCGAAACCCGCCGCGGCCTGAGAGCACTCCATGAGTGCGTCTGCGATCTCTTTCACACTCTTAGCGACGCCCGCCGCGGCCAGTGCGGCGGCGAGCTGGGTTATTCCGTCCTTGGAGTCTTTGACCTTGTTCCCGAATTTGTCGATAGAGGTCGCGCACCCATCTGTTGACTTTTTGGCCTCGTCGAGGTATTTATCGTTTTCGCTTATAGCCTCGTTCGTCTCGTTGAGCTCGATCTTTGCCTTGTTTAACTGCTGTTGCCAGTTCTCGACGCCCCGCTCTGCGGCGTTCTGTCCGGCTTCGGCGTTCGCGAGCTCCTCTTTCCACTTTTCGAGCTCGGCGGTGAGGGCCGCTTGCTCCTCTGAGGTGTCCCCGGTCGAGTCTTTCAGCTCCGCGAGGGCTTGCTCATACTTCGAGACGTTGGCCTCCGCCGCCGCGACGCGGTCGGCGTAGGCTGTTTGTGCCTTTTGGCAGTTCTCGAGGGCCTTTTCCAGCTCGGCGACCTTTTTCGCCTGGGCCGTCTGCATAGCAGAGAGGGCCTCACCTTTCGCCGTGAGGGCCTCCATGCTGTTCGCGTTGTTCTTATATTCGCTCTGCACCAGGGCGAGGGACGACTTGAGCGTCTTTAACTCCGAGTTGCAAGAGGCTATTTTCTGTTTATACTCGGCCTCGCCCTCAACGGCGAGTTTGGTCGAAATCGTTCTTACTGCCATACGGCGAGGCTCCTTTCGTGTATGGGAATACTCAATAAATTACTTGATATTCCCATAAATGCGGGTTATACTTGCCCTATGAAATGCAAATATTTTCGCTTTATGTTGGAGGTGTTCAGTATGAGGAAACTTTCTTTTTTGGCGCTTGTGCTTGCTATGTGCTTATGCCTCGGAGCGTGTTCCAGCGGCGAGGCGCCCTCCGTGCCAGAGGAGCCGACGACCGCCGTCCCGGAATATTCGTTCATAAACTCCGACCGATACGTCCAAAACGGGACGACCGGGATCGGGTATCGCGTGGCAATCGGCGACGACGCGACCGAGGAGGAAATGAGGGCCGTTTTCGTGGAACTCTGTTCCGCCGACTCCTACGATCTGCACACGGTATGGTTTTACGGCCTCCCGAGCGACGTCGAGGACGTCGGCTCGTTTTCCGTAGGTATGCTCGAGGAAAAATCTCGCGGCGCGGAGCCTGTCTTTACGCCCTGCACCTATGACGCCGATACAATAGCGGCTTTGAGGGAGAGAGGATCGGAGATCGAACAATCCGACGAGGCCCGGAGTATTCCGCGCCCGAGCATACAACAAGAGGCCCTCGTCGAGGAAAACCGTTTCTATCCCGTAGACGGCGCGATTTTCACCACCGCCGCCAACGAGAACGGCCTCGCCGATACCCCGTTTTGGGTTCGCGGAGAGATCGTCTCCCGCTCCGACGTCGGAGGTTATGATACAATCCAGCTCTCCACGGAGTACGGGGCCCTCTATATTTCCGCCGTCTCGGTCAATATTCCCGAGATTGACGAGGGGGCGGAAATAACCGTCTATTTCGTCTATTCCGGCTTTTCTGACGCCCTGGACGGGCCCTGCGGCGTGTATGCCTATCACGAATAAAAACTCCCGAGGAGGGGCCGTTGCTGTCACGCGGCGGCCCCTTTTAGTCGTCCTGAACGGCCTTTTTGCCACGGGCCCGGAGCCATAGCTCCCACATATCGAACAATTCTCCCGGAGGCATGAGGAGCGCCTCTTTCCGGGAGACGCCGCATAACGCCGCGATCCGCCCATAGTGGGCGCGTGTCACGTCGTTTTTTTTTGCGCGTTCAGCTCGGCGAGGCCGAGGTCGATCTCGTCGTTTTCTTCGACGACTTCCCGGCCATAGCCGAGCTCCATAGCGGCGGGGATCGCGAGCTTGAGGGCCGCGATCTCGCTCGGTGTAATAGTGGCCCGGATCGTGGCCGCCTCGATGATCGGCCCCTTGTCGTAGCCCAGGTGTCGGCGGGCGAGCTCGCCTTGCTCGGCCAAAATGGCCGCGGCCTCACAAGCTACGGAGAGGCCGTCCCGCGTGTTTTTGCCAATGGCCCCAAGGAGTTCCGCCGCGGTGCCGAATTTTTCTTGCAGTTGAAACATGGCCTCCCCGGTATAGGCGAGGTATTGCGTTCTCCCGGCGAGGGTGATTTTTACGGCTTTCATGGTATGCCCTCCTAAGTGTGAAAATAGGGAGGCGAGGGAAATCCCCGCCCCCCCCTGCGTCAGCTTTAGCCGTCCGGTGTGACGGTTCCCTTGAGCTGTTCCTTAACCCAGGCTTTCGCCGCGGCCTCGGTGGTGAGCTCCTCCGTAATTCTCCAATCGTCGGAGTTGCAACGGAAAACCGTAAAGGTCGTGGAGTTCGTACCGAATGTGATAGAGTCCGCCTTGGTGGCGGCGTTATCATTTCCGAGCACGGCCTTAACCCTGGGGTAGAAATAGCCCTTAAAGAGCTTCACGCCCTTACGCATAAGGACTTTGTAATAGGCGAGACCGCCCAGCGGCGCGGAGTCGCCCGCCTTGTAGTGGACTTTCTTCTCCTCGACGGTACACCCGTAGACCTCCGCCGCGACGTCGTCCGTCATGTCGTCGGTCTCCATAGCCACCGAGCCGGACGAGAACTCGTCCACGCTCTCGGCGAGCTCGTCGTCGGCGTAGAGCTTGCCGGAGGCAGGGTTTACGGTGAGATCAGCCTTGACGAGGCGGCCAATATTGACCGGGCCCTCGTAGGTGGGGAGGGCGTCGTCCGGCTCGGTCTTGATCTTGGAGAAATGCGGATACTTAGCTCCGAAACTTGCCATAGTAAAACCTCCTATTGAGAATTAAAGTTTTTTGCCGTCCAGGTAGGCGTGATAGACTTTCTCGCCCGCCGCAACGGCTTCTTGTTCTTTCCGCTCGTTCGCGGTTTTGAGGGCAGGTCGGCCCGGTTGGCCTCTTTTGCCGAACTCATTCACAAAGGCGACCTCCGCGTTACGGGTGCCGCGCTTATTGTGGCCCTGCGGGGCGACGGTGATCGACTTGTCGAGCCCCGTCCGCTTGATCTTGCCCTTTTTGATTGAGGCGGCGGTCGTGCCCGTATAATACGGGCCTTTCCACATTCTCGACGCCTCCGACCGCTGGGCGGCCTCGATCACGTCGGCCTCTGCATTGAGCATTTGATCCGTTACGGAGTCCGGGAGACGGGCCAGTTCGTCGAGATCGCCGATCAGGTCGTCGAGGCCGGAAACGGACATGGTTCCCATTATTCCGCCCCCACTCCCCGGGCGAGCTGACACTCGAAAACGTGGTGCTGTCCCTCTTTGTCCGAGGCGTTGGTATAGCTCGGCCAGGTAGTACCCGCCGCGGCCAGGGCTTTTTTAATGGCCCGCCGCTTCTCGATAGTGTCCTCGCCTGTTGGGGCGAATAGGTGAACGGAGATCGAGAAAAGCTCATGCTCCGGCTCGTCGTCGCCGAAATCGGTCGGGGTGGATATGTACCCGAACGTGATATAGGTCGGCTCGGTGCCCTCGTAGGTGTCAGCCTCGACGGGCGCCACGGGCTCAAGAGCGGCTTTCAGTAGGCTATTGACCGTCATACCGCCGCCCCCTCTCCGGTGCCGTCCTGTGCGCCCTCGGCGGGCTTCGGGGCCTCTTTGCAATTAAGCTCGATAACCTCGCCCGCTCGGGTGTACGTCCTCACGACCTCATAGGGGTTTCCGCCGTATTCGATCCGGGTCTCACCCTCATAGTCCGAGCCTCGCACCTCGAGGACGAGGGCGATTTTGTCTCCGGCCTGTTTGGCGGCGTAGAACTCGGATCGGGTCGCGGATTTCTTGTTGACGAAAACCTCCCGCCGCGCTTCGGTCTCGACCTTGTAGCCGTTTTCGTTGACCGTTTTTTTCACGCCGACGAGGGTCGCAATATCTCGCCAATACACGAGAGCTACACCTCCTCCGTGGGTTCGATATACTCCGAGGCCATAGAGAGCGCGATCTTTTGACTCCTGAACGAGGCGCGGTATTTATCCGCGTCGTCGTTGTCGAGGCCAAACTCCGCCTTGACATAGGTCGAGATCGCTTGTTTTACGAGCGGATCGGTCTCGTCCGCCGCTCTGGCCGGGAGGACACCGCCGCGCACGAGATCGGCGCGGGCGGCGAGGATCAGGTCTTTAATCTCCCCGTCCAACTTATCGACGGACGAGCGCACCCGGAGACGAATATCGGAGAGGTACTCCGAGGAGACCTCCGCCGCGGCGATTGTGTTCGCTTGCTCGCTCATGGCGCCCTCCTTAACCCGAGATCGTGTACTCCGCCGTCAGGACGTCCGAGGCGGTATGCCCGTCCGCGTAGGCTTTTGCCTTGATCGTCACGGCCTCCGTAATGGTGATCTTGTTCTCGTAGAGGGTGGACGACTGCGTCGGGTTGGACTTGTCCAGCGTGTAATAAATCCTCGCTCCATCGGTCGCAGAGGAGAGCTCTACCTCCGTACCGCTGGCGACCGGGCCCGCGGCAGGGTTCGCCGCGGGCGTCTCAGTCTTGGCCGATGGAACTACGCTTTTTTTACGCGGATAAAGCCGTTTTCGGTGACGACGTTACCGCCGATCATGGCCTCGCCCATGACAGCGAGGAGGCCCTCGGCGAATTTGTAATCGCGGGAGACTTCCACGGAGTAGGGGCCGAACAAATCGAGCTGGTAGGCGTAGGGCTTGCCGTATGCCATGCAGTAGGACGCCGCGGCGGTGCCGGAGGCAGACAGCGCGGGAAGATCGTCCACAATGCAGAATTTCACGGCGAGACCGCCGTCCTTGATGGTGCCCGTGGTGGTGCTTTCCTCGGAGAACTCGATCTCATAGACCGCCTTTTTCTCGTTGGTGCCGCGGACGTCGCCGAACGCGATCAGGTCGGTCTTGTTCAGCAAGAGGACGCCGCCGCCCTCGACGTTCTTCGCGCCGCCGTAGTTGAGAGCGATCTTGCGGAGCGTGGTCTCGTCAATGGAGGAAATCTCGAGGTCGGTTCCGGCGCTGATGGCCGCGGCCTTGAGAATACCCGTAGGCTCGGGGATCGTGGCGGCAGGGTTGCCCGTGACGATCAGGGTTCCCGTCTTGGCGCGGAGAGCGTTCAGAGCGGACGCGGAAACGCGATCCTGATAGTTGAGCGGAGTCGTGCGCTGGATATTGCGGGAGACATAGGAGAGGGTCGTTACCAGGGTCGGCACGATCTTAGCGATCTTGAGGTTCGGAGTGCTTTCGGGGGTGGCGGAGCCGTCGTCTTTCTTGGTGGCCGCGGTCTGACCGCCGCTCACCTCGTAGGCTACGGAGTCCTCGCCCATGCCGTCAGCGGGGACGACGCGCACCATATCGACGATCCCGGAAACGACGTTCTGACCGGGGTTAATGCCGGAGACGCGGGACGGCTGGGCGATATTGCCCCCGGACAGCGTCAGGGAACGGTGGAGAGCCTCGGTCGTGATCTCCATACGGTGCTCAGTCGCGAAACGCTGGGCGCGGGCCTCGACCTCGCCGACGCCGATACCCTGCAAGTCGGCCATGCGGGCCGCGCGGGAGTTCACGCCATAAGGCAGGCCACCGCCCGCCGCTTCGCCGTGAGCGCCGCCGCGGCCAGTAATGGGATTGACGGGGCCCGGGGTGGGATCGCCCTCGTCGCCGGAGCCACGGTCGCCGTGGCCGCCGCGCTCGCCCTGGTGGGGATCAATGCCGCCATTGAGGCGGCGGGTCGCGGCCTCTCTGCGGTCGAGCTCGCGCTCCTCTTTGTCCAGGTCGTCGAGCTCACGCTCGAGGGCGTCCATATCGACCTCGTCGGTTCCGGCCAGCATGGCGCGGATTTCGGCGCGGCGCTTTGCGATTTCCTTACGTCTTTTTTCAAACATGGTTCTTTCCTCCTGTCATTCGTCAGTATGTGAGTAGGTACGAGTGCGAGCTAAAAGCCTCCGCCGCCTCGCGGCTTGCTCCAAAACCTTAACCTCTTTCGAGTGCTCCACCTCGAAAAAGGATCGTGCGGAGAGGGACGTCTCCTCATACGCGGGAATATCCACCGCGGAGACGTCGTATAGCTTGCGGATTTTAGTAATCGTCCGGGTGTGCGTGACGTTGTCATACTTGGACTCGCGCACGGAGAACGAAAAACTCATTTTGTCGATATAGCCGCCGTCGATCTCCTCGTAGAGATCACGGCCCGCGGCGGTGCCGGAGAGATCGGCCTCCATATCGACGCCGCGGTCGGTGATATTGAGGCTCAGAGTCTTATTACGGAGGCGGGCGACCACCTTTCCGCCGTGGTTATAATTCATAATCACGTCGGACATATCGCACCCGTCAAAGGCGTGGCGGTCGATCACCTCGTAATATTTGACTCCGTCATACTCGTAAAGGCACGTCGGGGAGTCGAACACTACCGCCGTACCACGGACGCGATATGCGTCGTTTTCTCCCTCGCGTGGAATGAGGGAGAAATCTTGCAAGGCTCTATATTCTCGGCCTTTCTTGATAGGCATTTACTGCCCCTCCTTTCCTGTTTTCGGCTCTGTCGGCTCGGGGTCTTTCGGCGGATCGTCGGGCGGAGGGTCGGTCTCCGTCGTCTGGCCCGTGCTCCCGAGCTGGTATTTGTCGATAATATCGGCGTTTACCATGTTCAACGTCTGCACCCTGCGGGCGCCCTCCTCGCCGCCGATGGGTGGGAAGCCGAAAATATCGAGAACTTGATCCAGGGAGACGGCGCCGATATTTGTCAAGAACTGAGCCGCCGAGACGCGCTTGTCGAGGGTTTCAAACTGAATACGATCCAGCTCGCAAACGATCTCATTTCCGAAACCCTGCTCCCGCTCCGTAAAGAGGGCATTTGTGAGGCCTTGGGCCAGTTGCATATAAAACGGGGCGAGCTGGCCGCGATAAAAGGCGTCCATTTTTTCGGCGTCGGCCTTGTTCTGAACGATGTCCTCATTCACGCCGAAATAGTCGTAAATCTCCCGCCGCACAAACTCGAGTTGTCCGACCGGGAGGGGCGTTTCCTTTTGCGTGATGGGCGTATATTCGTACTTGTTATCAATGACGATCACGCCCGCGCCGTTCGTCTCCATGCGGAGGTTATCTCGAATGAAGTCGTCGCGGCGGCTGTTCAAATCCTCCTGTTTGGTGACGCTGTTCGCCTTGAGTATGCCGCGGATCACTGAGACGAGCTTTGCAAACTTGCTCATACTCTTGTTGAACGAGTCCGCGGTCTCGAGGGTGGGCGTCAACGGCGTGTTGTTGTCGCCGAAAATATCGTTATCGAGATAGTGACGGCGGAGGTGGATAATCTGCTCGTAGGGGACGGTATAGACCGAGCCCGTGGCAAAGGTGAGACGGGCGTACATTTGGCCCATGTACTCGACGAGATCGACGCGGGAGGCGTTGATCGGGTAAAGGGCCGTGAGCTTTCCGCCGTCGAATACGGGCAGAATAAAGGCGTTGTTGTAAACCGCAAATTGAGCGGCCACCCGGTAATAAAAGGCGTAGGCCGTCATATACGGGTTGGGCTTGCTCTGCAAAAGGCGGTTTATGTAGTCGGACATATCCTCGCGGCGCCCGCTCGCCCGTCGAATGTGCCTCGGCTGGATTTTGGCCGCGTTTCGCGCCCAGGCGTCCACCGCGGCGCGGACGGTCGCAATATCCCAGGCCCGCCCGGAGAACGGCGTAAAGCTCGAGTCGAAAGAGGAGAGGAGCCGAAACGCCGGGAGGTTTGAGCCTCCGTCGCCCGTGGGGCGTTTCCCGAAAATGCTTTGAAATAGGCCTCGAATGTTCATTTTTTCACCCCACGTTATACATGAAATCTTCGTAATACTTGACGTAGATCGTCCAGGCGTTGAGGAGCGAGACCATACCGTCGATCCTGCGCTTTTCGGTGATCTTTACGGGCTGAATGTTGTTGAGGCCCGATTTTTTGACGCCCGTATTCGTCAAGCACCATACGAGCATAGGGTTTCCGTTGTAATTGACCTGTTTCCCCTCGAGAGCGGCGCCCATTTCCCGCATGGGTTGACTCCATGTATAGGGGCCCTGGGCGACGGCCTCCATGTCGAAACCGTTCGATTTCATTTCGTCTACCCAATAACCCGCGAGGGCCCGGTCGTAGCCGACTTTTATGCAGTCGATTTTGTACTCGTCCCGCATTTGGCAAAACCAGGCCGTGACGTCGGAATAATTGACGCGGTTTCCCGGGCAGATTGTGAGGAGGCCGCGGTCGGCCCATTTTCGATATGGGGCCTCGTTGGTGTTCTTCTCCTCGAGGTGTGCGACGCGCTTTTCAGGGAGGAAATATTGTTGCAGAACATAGACAATCGGGTCTCCCGGCTTGCGTATGAGGAGCGTTGCCGCGGTGAGGTCGGTCGTGGCCGAGAGGTCGCACCCGCCGAGGGCGTAGGTGTTATAGACGTCCTGGAACTCAAAACGGAGATCGCTCTTGATGGCGTCGAAAGATAACCAAACCGCCGCCGACACTTCCCGGATATTGAAATCCTTGCAGAGGACGCCGGGGAGATCGTCGGGGCTGTTCTTCGCCCGCTGGACAAAGTCGGCGAGGGTCTTATACTTCTTGATCGTCCCGAGGCCCGGGTTTGCCTTTTGCCATTTGGTCGGGTCTGTCCACTCCTCGCGGGCGTCCAGCTCGTAGAGGATCGGGAGGAAAGTCGGCTCCTCCATTTCGCCGTCCGCAATTCTGCAAGCGATCTCATAGAGGCTATCAAAAACGCTCTCGCGGACGGTGCCCGCGGTGGTAATCATCACGACGAGCGGTTGACGGCGCGAGGAGGTGGACTGTTTCATAACCTCGTAGAGGCCGCGATCCTTTATCGCGTGGAGCTCGTCAATGATTACGGCGTGAGAATTCAGGCCGTCCAGGGTGTTAGAGTCCGAGGCGAGGGCCTCAAAGGTCGAGGCCGTGGCCGGAAAATAGAGATCATTCCGCCGCTTTTTCAGGACGGCCCGGAGCTCCGGCGACTGCTTCACCATGTTTATAGCTTCGGTGAGGACTTTTTTCGCCTGGTCTCGTTTGGTGGCGACGGAGTAGATTTCCGCCGCGCCCTCATAATCCGCGATCAGCATATAGAGCGCAATCGCGGCGAGGAGTGTCGATTTGCCATTTTTACGGCCCACAAGAAACATTGTCTCGCGGTATCTGCGGAAACCCGTCTCCCGCTCAAGGAAACCGAAAAGGGCTTGAATATAGGCCTTTTGGAAAAGCTCGAGCTTGAGAGGGGCGCCGATCACGCCTTGAGACTGCTTGCAAAACCGCTCCGCGAATAGGATCGGGCGCTCGCCGACGTCCTCGTCGAAATAGTACGGAGAGGCCGGATCGGGCTCGCGGATTTCCCGGGCGAGGCGCTCGTAAACGGCACGGACGCGCCGGGAGGTGACTACCTTTCCGCTCTCGATTGCCTCCCAATACTCGAGAATGTAATTCACCGCTTACCAGCTCCCGCGGGCTTCGTGGCGAAATTCATAAGCTCCTCTCCGGCCTGTTTCTGAGTTTTCTCCGGGAGGAGGTCGAGGAGGCTTTTCGAGAGGGAGGTAAACGACTTGATCGTCGTATTGTAGCTCTTGAGGGCCGGGGTTTCGCGGCGTAACTGCTGGGCGCCCTGCTTAAAATCTTCGATCAGATCGCCCGCGTTGATCTCCTCGACGAGGCGCTCGAGAGTGACGGTCGTAACGGCAAATTGATAGATCAGGCCGTCCGCAAATTGCTTTCTTTCGGCGGGTAGATCACGGAAAAGACGCTGAATTTTCTTTCTTTTTACCTCGATTTTGTCGGAGATAGAGAGGCTTTCATAGGGGATTTTTGATTTTGCCATTAGATGTGTGACCTCCTCTCTTTTTGTGCTATACCCCCCCTTATGTATGCGCCCGGGGGGTTCTAAA